GCTAACGGGTTTGTCGTTTTAGGACAATCGGCCTGCGCTTCACCTGATCTTTTTGACGAAAAGAAAGGCCGGGAGTTGGCGCGTAAAGATGCCGAAAACAAAATCTGGCCGCTGGAGGGTTATTTGCTCAAGCAGCGGCTTTATGAAGAAGAATTGAAGGCCAAAGAAAAAACAGCCAACGATTTATTGGCTGGTTGGCTTCCAGATTAACGTTTTTTTATTTTTGGGGGTTATATGGGCATCAAGTTGAGTGACCATTTTAATAGCAATGAATTCGCTTGCCATTGTGGCTGTGGCGATAGTGCGGTGAGCGATAAGCTTGTTAATGTTTTAGAGATTATCCGCACGGCAGTGGGCAGGCCGCTGTCAGTTGTTAGTGGTAAGCGCTGCGAAAAGCATAATCGCGCGGTTGGCGGCGTAAAAAACAGTCAGCATAAACTGGGCATGGCGGCAGATATTAAGGTGTCTGGTTTAACGCCCAGGCAAGTGCATGATGCGATTGAAAAGCTACATCATGAGGGGGTGGCGCATATTGGCGGCTTGGGGCTTTATAAAACATTTGTCCATGTTGATGTTCGCGGTGGCGTGGCGCGTTGGAATGGCTGATTTAATCCGCCATTTGCTCACCGAAAAAGACAACGCCACATACTGCATTATGCGCTTGTCGCTATTGCTATCGGTGTTGGTCGGCTTAGGCCTGGCTATTTATTCGACCATCTACCAAGTGCCGTTTGATTTAGAGTCTTACGGTATTGGTGTGGCGGGTTTGTTAAGCGGCGCGGGGCTGTCGATTAAGTTAAAAAGCCCCGATGATGCCAGCTAACCGATTGCACCCTGTGTTTTGGTTTAAAAGGCCTCAGGAAGCCATTTAAACACCATTTAAAAATTGCGCTAATGCGTTTTCCATGGCGTTAGCGCAATACTACAAAAAACGTCTTAAAACGCCTCAGATTAAATTCCCGGCTGGAAATGTTTCCAGCCTTAAATTCCCCCTGCTATCCGCGCAAACTATAGCCACTCAACAGGAGCGGCTATGACCACAAAACCCCCACCACCCAAGCCCATTGCTATCGCCACGGTCGCCTGTGCTTTTGAATTAGAGCTGCCCGCCGACGGCACAGTACCTACCGAGGCGCATTTATTGCCGTCTGGTTATTTTCGGGCGACCGATGGCCGTCCGTGCGAGTGTGCGGCGTGGTTTATTGATGCTGCGGTTGCTGCACAGGTTATCGCGCGGATGTCCGCTCTTACCAACAACACATTGATCGACTATGAGCATCAGTCACTTAACGCCGCCAAAAACGGACAAAAGGTTGTTGCGGCAGGCTGGTTTAAGTCTATGCGCTTTGATGATGCCAAAGGGTTGTATGCGACCAACATCGATTGGGTCGGCGAGGCCGCTCAACACATATTAAAAAAAGAAATACGGTATGTAAGTGCGGTATTTACTTACATCGACACGACGGGCGAGGTATTGGAGATTATCTCCGCTGCCTTGACCAACACCCCCGCTATTGACGGTCTGGACGATCTGGCTGCACTAAACCGCCGCCTTGCCGCCGCATCTAAACTCAACCCAGAGGACAAAACTATGACCCCCGAAGAAATTGCCGCGTTGCAGAATGAGCTTGCTCGGACTAAAACGGCACAAACGGCATTAACGGCGCAAGCCGCTGATGCCGAAGCTAAGCTGGCCGTGCTGACTAAAAATAATGATGCGCTAAGAGCCAGAACCGATGCGCTGGAAAAAGAAAAAACCGATGCGGCGGCGGCGGGTGAAAAAGCCCAGTGCACCAAAATAATTGAGGCAGCTTTGACTAGCGGAAAAGTGCTGCCCGCCCAGCGGCCATTTTTAGACGGTCTTGAGTTGGCGGCGTTGACCGTTTACATGGAGACCCATCACGCCAATTTTATGGCGGTGTTGGCTAAGCAGCATCAGGTAGGTGCATCTAGTGCGACTGATGGCTTAAGCAAATCGGATTTGGCGATGTGCGCCAAAATGGGCGTATCGCCCGAACAATTCTTGGCTACCAAAGGGTAATTGACAAATTATGGCAACACTAACATCAGGCGAGTTGCTCGCCTTAAAAACCACGCTAGTCGCCCGTTTCAACATGGGCCTGGTCGCGCAACGTGAAGATTGGAAGAAAATCGCCAAGGCTATCGCCAGCGGCAGTCACTCAAATACTTACGGCTGGCTAACGCAATTTCCAGCCTTTATTGAATGGACAGGCTCTCGGACGCATAAGGCGGTGAAAGAGCGTGCATACACCGTCGTCAATAAGAAATTTGAAAACACGGTCGATATTCCCCGCGAAGATATTGAGGACGATAATTTCGGCCATTATGGCGACATCGCCCAAAGCTACGGCGAGTCGATCAACGATCTGTACAACGACCTGATCTTTGCCGCACTGAATGACGGATTTAGCAGCGAGTGCTACGACGGCCAGTATTTTTTTGATACCGATCATCCCGTTCATCCAAACGAAGACGGCACGGGTACGGCGACAACTGTCAGCAATATGCAGGCGGGTACGGGAGAACCGTGGGTCTTGCTGTGTACTAAACGCGCCCCATCGCCGCTCTATCTGCAAAACCGGACTAAGCCTGAGTTTTACTCAATGATTGACCCGTCCAGCCAGCAAGTTTTTGATTATGACCTGTATAGCTTCGGTGGCCGCTATCGCGGTAATGCGGCTTATGGGTTTTGGCAGACGGCTTTTGGCTCTAAAGCTGACTTGACCGAAGCTAACTTTAATGCTGGTTTTGATGCCATGATGCGTTTCAAGGGGGATGGCAGCAGAAAACTCGGTATTGTCCCTGATACGTTAGTCGTCGGTGCTGATAACCGCGCCGCCGCTGAGCAACTCATTTTGGCGCAAAACAAAGCGGGCGGCGCGTCGAACACCAACTGGAAAAAAGTTGAGTTGTTGGTCACGCCTTGGATGGGGGGTTGATTATGAGCCTACATAAGATATATGTGCGTACCCGTAAAAAACGCAAAATCCCCTTTTTTCGTGCCGGGATGCAGTTTACTAACGACTGGCAACCCATTGAAGTTGATTATGCAACGATGTCGGTCTTGCATGGCGAGCAAATGCTTGAAGTGACTGATGAGCCGCCTGCCGGGTTTGTTGTCGCTAATGATGCAGCGGTAGATGATGGTGGCGAACCTAAGGGCGGCGCAGGTGAGTTGATTGAGTTACCGCCTGGCCCTAAGCCTGATCCAAAGCTTGATCCTGAGCCTAAGCCTAAGCCTAAGGCTGATCCCAAGCCTGAGCCTGAGCCTAAGACTGATCCTAAGCCTAAGGCTGATCCCAAGCCTGAGCCTAAGACTGATCCTAAGCCTGATCCTGAAAAGCAGGCCGACGTGGTGGTGGTGGGGGATGATACCAGCCCTGCTCCGGCAGCAGCTGATACGGCTACTGAGTAGTCGCCATGTTTGCCGATGCCGCCACTTTATTGCAGCACACCAACGCGACCCGCCTATTGCAGCTCGCTGTGCCTGCCGACCGCGCGATGGTCGATGAATCGGCGTTGCGGGCGGCGATTGCGGGTGATGATCTGTCGGGCTATTCCGCTGCCGACCAAGCTACGCTGGTATTGGTGCAAGGCGCAATACATGAAGCTTTAGCGGATGCCTCTGGCTTAATCGTTAATTATGGTATCCCTGAGGATTTTAGTAGCGGTGTCGTTGCGCGATTAGCGACGACTATCGCTCTCTATTATTTGCAGCGGTTGGGCGGTGATAGCGAAGCGGCTACCAGAGCTTATGAAGGCGCGATTGCTACGTTAAAAAGCCACTCAAAAGGTGAACTTAATTTAGTTCCGGTAGTGGCTGATCCGCCCCAAGTCCTCACGGATGGTATTGAGATAGTCTCCGGCCAGTCGCGTTACCGCGATTGGCCGACCGAAGATGATAGGTGGTGCTGATGTTATCGTTATCGTCCATTGTCGATTTGCTTAAACCCAAGCCCGATGATTTTAGCGGTCTGTGGTTCCGCAAAATTGGTGGCGGCGGCGAGTATGCCAAGGCGATGACCGAAAAGCTGCCCTTGCCGTTGGCTTGGGTAATACGGGCAGCTGATACGTCAACTAGCATCGGCGATGGTGCAACGGATGATGTAGTCGCGTTTGATGTCGTTATCGCCATTGAAAACCAGCGCACACAAAATCCGTTTGAAGCAGATGAGCAGATGATCCGGTATCGCCAAGCGGTATTGGATTTACTTTTGGGCTATGCGCTGCCGGGGTCGATTAAGCCCGTGACGTTTGAGGGCGGGCAGGTTTTAGATTATGCAAACGGCGAGCTGTTTTGGCGTGACCGCTACCGTGTTGTCCAAACGATTACTACTTTCTTGCCTGATCCGGTGGTTGGGCAGTCGCAAACTTTTAGATTGGATAAGTCATGACAACATGGGTTTCTGTTTTTGGCCCCGACTATTGGGGTGAATCATCGCCAGCGACATGGGACGGTACAAAATATGCCGGAGTAACGGCGGACTTGGCGATACAGCCTGCCGGAACTTGGTTGGTATCATTGCGGCCAGCTAGTTTGCGCATAACTTTAGACATAACGCATTTAGATACGTTTACTAACCTAAATATTTATGCAAAACCCGATGTTGGCGGCGGCGGCGGTGGGTTCCAAGCGATGTATAAATCGGTTGATCTAGGAGTCCAGCCAGTCAATTTAGTCGAAGGCATCAATGTATTAGTGCTGGATTTAACGGGATTATATTTTGATATTGCTGAGTTGTATTTATATCCAAACTACAATTATCCGACTTTCAACCTTACTAATATCGAGCTGTTTACCGACTGGACACCGCCCTCAACTGCCCCGGTTTGTGAGTCTATCACGCTGGCATCATCGGCACTCACTACCGCCAGCCCTGATGCTGTTTTAACGATTGTTTTTGATTCGGCGGTCGCAGGCCTGACCGCCGCGAATATCAACGCCCCACACTGCACGATAACCGAGCCGCTATCCGATGATGGCGGCGTGACATGGACGGCTACGGTGTCGGCGGTAGCGGGTGTGGTTGATGTTACCAATCAAGTCGCACTTGATTTTACGGGCATAACCAACGGCTCCGGCGTTACTGCTGTCGGCCTAAATCACAGTGATAATTACACTGTCAATACAGCAACGGAGACTACTAACGTGGACTTTCAAAAAATATCATCGTCCCTGCGGGTTCCGGGGGCGTACATTGAGATAGATGGCTCACAAGCGGGGCTAAACAGCGGCTCCCTGCCCAACTTACTGCTAGTCGGGCAAAAGCTGAGTACCGGAACGGCGGCGGCGGGTGAGATTTGCCTTATCGGCAGTCTGGCCGATGCGGTCGCCAAAGCGGGCGCGGGGTCTATGCTAGCGCAAATGGCGAAACGCTATTTTGCTATTGGCCCAGTGATGAATTTATACATGCTGCCGTTTGCTGATAACACGTTGGGCAGTGCCGCCACGGCGACCTTAGATGTGACGGCGGCGGCGACCGTAGGCGGCACACTATCATTATATATAGGCGGTACGTTAGTCACTATTGCAGTGACGGCAACAATGACCACGACGGCTATTGCTACAGCATTGGCAGCGGCAATTAATGCGCTGGACGATGCGACCAACCATAGCTTGCCGGCCCGTGCGGATGTTGACGGCACAGGGGTGATATTAACCGCCCGCCATTTTGGCACTTGCGGCAATGCTATCGACGTGCGCCTAAATGCCTTGCCCACCGACGTTATGCCTACGGGGCTGGTAATTGATGTCACTGGCTTTAGCGGCGGTACGCTGATTCCCACAGCCATCTCAACCGACAATATAGCGGCAATCTTTGATGATGACGACTCCGGTTATCTGTATGCACCTAGCAAGTATGTCGCTTTGGGCTTAAGTGATGATGTGACTTTGGCGGCTTTTCATGCCGAAAGCCAACGCCGTTACGCGCCGCCCATCCAGTCGGGATTTCGGGCGTTTGCGGCATTTAGCGGCGGTTATACGGATGCGATTGATTTTGGCAATACTAAAAACTATGAGCATATTTGTTGTGTCGCCATCAATGGCGGCCTAACGACGACGTGGGAAACGGCGGCTATCGTCGCATCAACGGCGGCTCCGGCGATGTACGACAATCCGGTGCGGTCGCTGGAGGGTACGGCGTTAAAGGGGTTGGTCATGGCTAAGCCATACACGTTTGTGCAAGCCAACTCGCTGCTGTATGCGGGCTTAAGCATCTTACAAAAATCGCGTGATGGCTCTTGCTCAATCAAGCGGCTAATCTCGATGTATCTGCACCGCGCCGATGACAGTGCTGACGATGCCTATCTCGACATCAATACGACGGAGGTCATGGAGCGTATCCGCTACGAGCAGCGCATGGGCGCAATCCAGCGGTTTACGGGCATGGCCTGCGCAAAAAACGATGAAGGCTACCGCCCCGGCTTGCCGATTATCACGATAGACACTGTTAGAGCCTACCTGTTATCGCTGTACAAAGAGCGTCTTTTAGCGACGTTAGGATGGGTGCAAGAGTATCAATATTACAAAAGCACGTTGATCATCGAGCAAGATCCGGTCAACCCCAGTCGGTTTAACTATACCGACACCCCTGTGATCCTATCGCCATTTTATATTCTGGCGGGTCGGGCGCAATTTCGCAAAGAGGTGGGCTAAATGGCGGTCATTAATAATATTCAATCGGTCAGCATATCGGCTTATGGCAAAGTGCCGTTGGCGGCTAGTCCGGGTACGTTTACGCCTAGCGGCGTTAAACGCGACCCCAAGCCTGGGCGGCAGGCGCAAGACGGCGGGTTTGTCGAACAGGCAACCCAGGCTAAGCTTGAGCTGAATGTCAATCTGCTCGGCGGCATTGATGTCAGTGATTTTAATGCCATCACAGGCAGTGATGTGACTGTCCGTCTTGCTGACGGCCAAGTGCATTTAATGTCGTCGGCGTTTTGTCAGGATGTAGTAGCGATTGGCGACAATGAGGCCAAGCTGACATTGATCGCTAATGTGTCGGAAAAGGTGGCGTAATGCCTAAATTATCCTTACAGATGCCGATTGAAATCGGCAAAATCACGATTACCGAGTTGACGTTTCGCGAGTATACGACAGCGGGCGATTATTTGGCATTTGATAAGCCAGGTGGTGTTGCTCAGCGCATCTCACTGATTGCCCGGCTGACGGGCAATGATGAGGCAATTATCGAGCGGATGAGCGGGCGCGATTATGTCAAGGCTGAGGCTATTGCTGACGACCTCTTAAAGCAAGATGATCTCTTGCCGGAAGAAGCCGAAAAAAAGCCATAAGGGTGGTGGCGGCAGTTGGTCTGCTAATGGCGGTCGGCAATCAGCCGCTGCCCGTTATCAAAGCCCTGCCGCTGGCTGAGTTGTTTATGTATGCGGGAGTCCTGGCGAAAATGTCAGGGCGTAAATTCGAGTAAATAACATGACACTAAAAATCAAGCAGGGCGAACCGTTTTCTGTGCATGGTCAATACACTGAAGATGATGGTGTTACGCCAAAAGCTTTAACGGGCATTACTTTAAAAAGCCAAATCCGGACACAATCCGGCAAGTTGATAGCAACTGTTGAGTTTACCGACATCGATGCCGCTGCCGGAACGTTTGTCATGGGTCTGCCGGAAGGCGAATCTACCTCGAATTGGCCTATCGAAACGCTGCATTACGATATAAAAGACAGCACTGGCCACATCAGCGAAACCAATGCGATTATTGTTGCGCGGGCGCAAACGCTGATATGAGCCGATTTATTCTGACCGTTCCCGCCACGTCGCCCATCGAGGTAGTGGGTGGCGGTAAACAAGTTAGTTTGTATGTTTTAACTTATGGTGCGGTTGGCCCCCAAGGTTCGGCGGGTGCGGACGGTGCGGATGGTGCAGTTGGCCCCCAAGGCCCCACGGGTGCGGCGGGTGCGGACGGTGCGGTTGGCCCCCAAGGCCCCACGGGTGCGGCGGGCGCGGACGGCGCAGTTGGCCCCCAAGGCCCCACGGGTGCGGCGGGTGCGGACGGCGCAGTTGGCCCCCAAGGCCCCACGGGCGCGGCAGGTGTGGATGGTGCAGTTGGCCCCCAAGGCCCCACGGGTGCGGCGGGTGCGGACGGCGCAGTTGGCCCCCAAGGCCCCACGGGTTCGGCGGGTGCGGACGGTGCGGTTGGTCCCCAAGGCCCCACGGGTGCGGCGGGTGCAGATGGAACTGCTGTTGACGTAGAAAATGCGGTTTTGGTTAATTTTGTTAATCCGAACGAATCGACGGGCGTGATCGACAATACCGTTGATGTATTAAATGCCATTGAAATCCTATACGGATATTGCCAATATTTTTTCAATCATTCCGTTTCTGCCAATCCGGGGCAAACATCAAAATATATACGCGGGGATGGGGCTAGTGTAACGCTTAATACAGCCGTAGTCCCCGAACTTGGTCTTTTATATTTTACTGCGGCAAGGGCTAGGGCCGCATTGGCGGCTCGGATCAGTTTCACGTTTTCAAGTGCCACCCCTGCGATAAATACCGACACCACGGATGTCTTTAAGCTCACTGCGCAAGCGGTGGCAATAACAAGCTTCACGGCAAACTTGACCGGGACTCCCACAGATTTTCAATTGTTGATTGTTTTGATCACTGCGACTAGTACGCAAACTATCGCATGGGGGAGTAAATTCGAGGCCAGTACCGTGGCTTTGCCGACAGCTACGGTCGGGACAAACCCGCTCGAAGTGCATTTTAGATACAATATCACAACAGCCAAATGGAGGTGCATCATGGTTGTATAGCATGGCCGTTAACGTCTTTATATCACTTACACGTTTTGCAATAACTAACCCCGTATAGGATTACAATGTCTCAATCTGCCATTACCCGCATTATTTCTGTGCTTGCTTTGCAAATCACTAGCATTGCCGTTTCTTTGGTATCCGCCACCGTCGCCACGGTCACTGAAATCGCTGGCCAGCCGTCTACATTCACACTGGCGGACGATAGCATTGTAGCGATGCCCGCCAGTGTCACTTTCTTTGATGGCGAATTGCTGCCCGACCCTCAGGGTTTTATCGTTACGATAGGCCTGGATGACGGCACTTTTTTAACGACTCCTGTGCTGGGCGAGACCGCCCCTGATTATGCGTCGGGCATCGCTATCGGCATCGGCGATTGGATAGTTACTGATGCGGACGGCAATACCGCTTATATGACCAACAGTGATTATCAGTCGGTTGTTGTCTAAAAGTTAAGCACCTGCTTTAAATTAGGTTGGAAATGTTTCCAGCCTAGCCAACTTGCTGCTGGGTGTTTAGTTTATGTCCTTCTCTTCTTCTGATCCATACCACCAAGCCCGATGCGCGGCACGACATGCCAGCATTAAAGGGTTTTATCTAAAAAAAGGCAACACTCTGGCCGATTGGCAAATAGTCGCCCAAAATCCCACATTGTTTAACCGCGTCTGGCGCATGATGCTGGGTATCCCATCCGGTGATATGCCGCCACCTGTAGGCATGAGGCCATAACGATGACTGACGTATCCATCCGGCTCCGGCTGATTGATGATGCCACTAAGGGATTTGCGCGGTTAGAGCAGCAAGTCAAGGTCATCCGCCAGCACATGGCCGATGAAGCCAAGCGGGCGGCGGAAGGAGAAGTCCGCGCCGCCGAGCAGGCCAACGCGCGTATCCGCCAAAACTTCAGCCGCTTTGAACAGCAAACCCGCGCCATCCAAGAGCGTGTCGCCGCCGATGCCCGCCGTGCCGCCGAAGAGCGGGTGCAGGCGGAACTGCGCGTTATCCAACGGATTAGCGAAGCCCGTGACCGATTGAACTTACGTTCGCATAATCAAGTGCGTGACGACATCGCCCATGTTCGCGCCGCCTACCAAACCCTCTCCAGTACAGCCAGTTTATCGTGGCGCGAGCAAGTCCAAGCCGCTGAGCGGATGCGTACGTCCATACGCAATCTCAACAACGAAATGGGGCATTTGACGGCAGCGCAACGCGCTTACGGGGCAGCGCAAGTCGGGGTGGGGGTTATTGGGGGAGTTGGCGGCGGCATTGCCGGGGCGGCTTATGCTATGCGCACTCCCTTAGCTAATGCGTTGACGTTTGACCAACGCATCGGTTATTTGACTAACACAGCTTATCCTGAGCGTGATGTCCGGGGCAAAACGATAGGGGCTAAGGAGCTGGAGACGGCTGTGCATAATGCCGTTAAAGTTAGTGGGGGCGAGGTTAACGGCATTACCAGTTTGTTGGAGGAAATGGTTAGCGGCGGGCGGATGTCGTTATCTGACATACTGCAAAGCTTACCCTATCTTGCTAAAACTGCTGTGGCAAATAATGCTAATCCTCAGGATGTTGGCAAGCTGGCAAATACCTTGTATGGACAAGGTTTTGTCACAAATGTCGATGAGCTAAAAAAAGCAAATAATGCCATTGTGGCGGTAGGGCAAAAAAGTAGCTTTGAGTATAAAAACCAAGTGATGCACCTGCCGTCCCAATTGCCTTACGCGAAAACGGCAGGTATGTCAGGCTTAAAGGCAGTGCGTGATGTCGCTGTGTTAAACGGCACTTCGAGCTTGGTTATGGGTACGGCTGATGAGGCAGGGGTCGCCACGCATAATTTTTTAATGAAAATGTCATCTCAGGATACGGCCAAAGATTTTGAAAAAGCTGGCCGGGGCGATTTGCATGAGGCCCTTATGAAGGCCAGAGCCAAAGGTATGAGTGCTCTTGAGTTTTGGCAACAAGTAATCGAGCAAGAGATAAAAGCGAATCCTAAGCTAAAAATGTATAAAGCCAAGTTGGATAAGGCTAAAAACCCCCAAGAAGCCAAAGCCATATTGGGCGATATTGAGATGATTGCAAAAGGATCATCGATTTCTAGGTATTTTCAAGAAATGCGCGGGCAGACAGGAGCATTGGGTTATCAAAATGCACCCTATAGAAAAATTCTTGAAGATACAGCAAATGCGGCTCTTCGGGGGACATTCACGCCAAATGAAGGTAACTTCGCCTATATATCTCAAACTAGCCCTTATAAGATTTCGGCGGCTGGGCAAACGGTTGACGCGGCGGAAAAACATATACTTGATAATATCACGCCCCGTTTAAGTAAAGTTGCCGAGTCTTTTATGTCTTTAGCCGAGCGTTATCCGCTGTTGGCCGACACGGCGGCGGTCGCGCCGTGGGTAGGGGGCGGGGCAATCGGTGCGGTGGGCGGCTCTATGATGATGAGACGGTTAATACCCTCTGCTGCTGGTGCTGCTGAAACGGTGGCCGGAGGCTCTCTGGCCGCCAGCACGACGGCGCTGCTGACCCGTTCGACGTTGGCATTTAACGGTACTATGGCAAATACAACGGCCTTTTTTAGCCGCCTGCCTGCAATTAGCCGCGCGGCCACCGCTTATGCCGCCCCTTATTTCCCGTTGATGGCGAGGGCTACCGGAGCCGGTGCGGCAGCTTATACGGGGTATCAGGCCGGAGGTTTTATCAATGACGGCATTAGTAAAGCTCTGTCGGCACTAGCGGGACATGAGACTAACCTTGGGTCGGCAATTTATGATCTGATGCACTATACGCCACCCCCGGTTGAGATAAAGCCCATAGACGTTAATACAAAAACGGATATTACAATCGGCTTGGCCCCCGGCCTGGTAGTTACCGGACAAAAAAGCACCGCTACCAGCAATGCCGCTGGCGGCAACAATACGGCAACGGTAAAAACTGGCAATATGTGGAGGGATGCGCCATGACGACTTGGCGAGATAGGCTAGAGACTGCAACCTATTGGGATACGCCATTCCTAACCGAAAGTCATGAGACTAAGCTCGGTCGAAAATTAGTAGTGCATGAATATCCCGGCTCGGATTTGCCCCAAGTTGAAGATTTTGGCCTGAAGGCGGGTGAGTTGCATGTGGTCGCCTATTTTATCGGCCCTAATTATGATGTTGACCGTAATGTGTTTTTATTGCTGTTGCAAGCTAATGGGTCTCATACATTAAACCACCCGTGGCTAGGTAAGGTTGAGGTGCGCCCGCGTGACTGGACGGTGTCCGAAACTAATGAAAAAGGTGGCTATTGTACGATAGCCATTGATTTTGTGGCCGTAGGGCCGGTCATTGTTTTCGAAAAAATCGTAAGTACCGATGAGGTGGTTAAGCAAGTATCAGAACTTGAAAAGCTGTCGTTAGAGATATTCGCCTTTTTTAAAATGGGGTCTGATGCGGTCAATAGCTTTATTAAATCAACGTCGGCTTATTTGGATACTTTGCGCAATATCATCTCTGTTGCCCGCTTGCCTCTTACATGGGTGCAACAAATTACGGGACAAATTGATGGTATAAAAAGCGATTTTGCTGAGCTGTTGGCGATTCCGGGGCAATTTGAGGCGGCAGTTTTAGCGGTGTTTGGCTCTATGTTAAGTGCGGATGATGATATTGCTGATACGGATAAGCCGCGTATTATCGCCCTGTTCACTGACCAAGCCACCCGTTACCCTATTAATGTCACCCTCCTAAATATGTCAGTGCCAACCACGTCGGCGCTGGTGTTGCCCGTTAATGTCGAAAAGCATAAAGCGATGCAAGCGGTGGCCTTGGTGTCGGCGGCCAGCCAGATGGCCTTGATTGATTACAACGATGCCGCTACCCGCGACACGGTGCTGGCAGAGATCATAATGGCCATTGATATTCTACTACCGCAATTGCCGGACGCGCTTTTTCAGGCCATGTTGGCGTTGCGCGTGGCTTTGCTTAATGCGCTGCGGGAGCAAGTGCTGGATGCTACGCAGTCGGTTGAGCTGATTAATTACATGCCTGCCGTAGTCATGGCATGGCGGTTTGAGCAAGGCGATACGGTTTTTGATGCCATGAATTCGGTTACCCATCCATTGTTTATGCGGGGTATCGTTTATGGTTGAGATACAGTTTGACGGGGCCCGTTATGGTTATTGGCAAACCGTGGAGATTCATGCGTCGGTCGATGATTTGTGCGCGTCGATTCAGCTCGGCATTAGCTTGCCGCCCGGTACTGATGTATTGCCTTTGTCTAAAAATTCGGTGGTCAGCGTGTTGGTGGATGGGCTTCTAGCCGCGACGATGCGCGTCGATGATGTGCGCCGTAGGAAATCAGCCAGTAGCCATAATATTTCTATCGAGGGGCGCAGCTTGGGGCGTGAGCTGATAGATTGCCAGTATTCCGCTAAGTTGTCTAATTTAAAGTTAGCCGAGATTGTAAAGCGTCTTTGCGATACCTTTAAAGTGCCTTTAAAGGTGCTCGTTGAGACGGTAGTCGTACCGGATTTTGCGATGCAGTGCGAGTCGCCGTCTAATGCGCTGATCAATGCCGCGCGGGCGGCTAACTTGCTGCTGTATCCCACGGCGGACGGCGGCTTGGTATTGACTGAGCCGACAAGCGATGCGCCGGTTACATCGTTGGTCTATGGCCAGCATCTATTGAGTTATTCAGTGGTCGATGAGTACAAATTACGGTTTAGCGAGTATGTCGTTAAAGGCTTTGACCATGAATCTAGCGTATCGACCAAAGGCTCGGCTATCGATGATGAGTTTACGTTTTTTCGCCCACTACATATTGTGGCCGACAAGTATGGCCAAGGTGTCGGCGGCTGTGACCGCCGTGCTGAGCTGGAGCGTAACCGCCGCAAGGCGCGGGCGCATCGGTTAGAGCTTGAGGTGCAGGGCTGGCAAAGTCCTGCGGGGCTGTGGGCGATAAATAGCCAGGTCCGGGTAGTCATACCCGATGAGCAGATTGACACCGTTTATCTGATTGGCGATCGGACCTTTAAGCTGGATGCGCAGGGCGGCAGCATTACGCTGATGCAAGTGATGCACCGCGAAGCCTTTATCGGCGAAAAAGTGCCAAAAACCAAAGCTCCGGCTAAAACGGCTAAGGGTAAGGCCAAAAAAGCGGCTAAGAAGGGGCGTAAAAAAACGCCTAAAACTGTTATTAATCCAGGGGAATAGGCGGTTATGGCTGATGATTTTGATGATTATATAGATAATCTTGATTTGGTAGATTTGGCAAAAAAACATAGTGAAAACCCTATTGAGCTATCTATTCAAGATATGTCGTATCGGCCAAAGGAGGCGGATAGGCTGGTGGCGCAAACTAAAAAATCAATAAATAATCATGCTTAGTCAAGTATGGAACCGATTGCAGCTTATTTTTGCCACGGGCAATATCACGTTAATCACGGGCAGAAAGGCACAAGCGACGGTGCTTGATGAAGAAGTGCTGGATAATATCAAGCTAGTCACGCCGTTCGGTTTTTCCCATGCGCCGAAGGAAGGCAGTCAAGCTTACATCCTATTCCCTTCTGGCGACCGCACTTTTGGGGTGGCAGTTGTTGTCGGCGACAATCGCTATGCGATGGAGTTGGCGGAGGGCGAAGTCGCGCTACACGACGACAAAGGCAATTTTGTGCAAATAAAAGCCGATGGCTCTATCGTGCTTAAATCATCGGTGTCGGTGACGGTTGATGCGCCAAGTTTGGCGGTAAACGGTAACATCACAGCGACCGGAACGATTACGGGGGGCTAATATGTTGCAGTTAATTCAAGATGATAACGGTCAATTTAACCTGGTATTTAATGCTACTGCCATGACCGATCCTAACGCCGCTTTTTCAACACTGGTCTATGCTGCGTTATTTACAGATGCTGAGGCTACGGCTGCACAAATGCCCGACCGCTATGAGCGATGTGGCTGGTGGTTTGATGCTACTGCTGGATCGTTAATATGGTGGTATCGCCAGCAAGCTTTAAGCCCGTCTGTCCGCGCGGCTACCATTGCTAACATCAAGTCAGTGCTGGAAAGCTATCCGGCTTTATCCGCAATCGACATTCAAGACATTACGCCGATGGGAAATGTTTCCAGCCTGATTTTGACTATCGGGGCAACGTACAATACCGTTAAAGCCCTTGTCACTATTGCCCTATGACGACCTATACCCGCCCTTCATTTTCCGAGCTTAATACGCGCATTACTGCCGATTTGTCGGTTATCCCTGCTGTGTTGGCGGAACCGTTGGCGGCGATGTGGGCACGGGCGTGTCATAGTCAGCACGGTTACCTTGATTTTATCCTTGCCCAATGCTCACCGTTAACGTGCGATTTAGACCATCTTTACGATTGGGCGGCATTGTATGCGGTTAACCGTTTGCTAGCTGTGGCCGCGCAAGGTATCGTTATGGCAACGGGGACAGTCGGGGTTGATGTTCTGGCCGGGGCTTTATTACGCGCCCCTAATGGTTTGGATTATCAAGTGTTGGCAGCGGTCACGCTGACCGGTTCGCCAACGCCTGTAACTGTGCGCTGTACGACTGCTGGAAAAGCGACAAACGTTGTCGCTTTTGCTGTTTTGGCGTTGATAGATCCGATTGTCGGTTGCAGCAATAATCTCACTGTAAGCACCTTGGGCTTGACGGGCGGTTCTGATGATGAGGCTGTCGATGCGTGGCGGTTGCGAGTTTGTGATGAGTGGCAGACGGTCGTCCGGTACGGTGGCCGTTCCGGTAAACCTGCCGATTATCGGGCATGGGCGATGGCTGCGCATCCGTCTGTGACGGGGGCTTTAGTGCAACCTCAAGCCCTTGGCCCCGGTACGGTACTGGTAAGGCCCATTTGTGATAGCTTGAC